GTCAGTCTTCCTTTGGTAAGATCTAAGATCTTTCCATTGATAATAGGGAAGTGTAATCCTTATTATTTGCTAAGGAATTAGCAATTTGGGAAACAAGCTTCTCTTGATCCCTAAGGACAGTACCTATCTTTTCAGATATCTCCTGTCCAGCTTTGGAAGTTCCTAAGACTATACACATAGCCTTGAGCCTATCCATTTGGTTAGGTATCATCAGGGGCTTCCCATCAACCTTTATGGTTTGTACCTTTCCAGTTTTGAGATCCTTTTGACCTTTTTCAAAATGATCTTCAATGTACTGGCCTCTTTCGATTGCTTGTCCTAGAAGGACAGCAGATCGGACTAATGGGGCAATTCCTTCAAAGAATTTACCCACCTCAACCTTTTGACTTGTGTCATAGGTTCTAATCTTCTTTGAAATTGGGTCTTCTGCTGAAATCTGAGATTTCAACTCAAGACACCCATCTTCAAAGGCTAGGGACACTTGCGGCCTCTTCTTTGAGGACGAAAGTTGGCGTTGAAGTTCGTCTCTTGTAGCTTTAAGCTTAGAGATTCGGGCCTTCAATCGGGCAATCATCTCTTGAGGTGATTCCTTTACCCTTTCCTGTCCAGTTCCTTCTTTGGAACCCTGTTGGGCTTCCTTTCGAATGGCTCTGGCTGCTGTCTCGACTTTTTCTAAATCTTTAGAAATGTCAGACATTACAAATCATTCCTTTCTCCCAATTTAAAATTGGTAAAGTTAGGAAATACTGATTGAACTCAGTACTCCCATCATATCGATTTCAGCCTGATCGGCTAAATCGCGATACTCCTCTGGAATTATTAGCGAGAAATCAAATCCCGCATACCAGAGAGCACAAGTCTTTAGGAGATACGGGACTAGGGACCCGCCTCCTACGGAGATCAAGTAAAGGATGAAAGTAATCATCTGAACCTGATCTTCATCTTCAGTTACGGTCCAATCAGGATCGACTGACACATAACTCATTGATTTCATCTCCTTTGGAAATGTAATTGATGGATTCAGATTCTATCTTAGCTGATCTTCTAGCTAAGGTTAAGTAATCTGATAATGATTGTTCTATATGGACCTGCTTATTTTCAACCGCTTTGAGATTTAACTCATCGCGAGTTGATTTAGGTACCAAATGGAACTCTTGTGGCCAAGCATATCGGCCAATCAGTATTGGACTTATATAATTATATAATCCAATAATGCGTTGAGATTTGTCACAAATCTCAGACAAGCTAAGTTTGTGATCTCTTAGAATATCATGATATTCTTTACGGATTTCACGGACAACTAATTCATGAACTTTATCAAGATGATAGAGTTGCTCATGAACAGTTCCCTCCCACACCTGATAAGTAATAACAGGAGTGAGATCCTTGCGATCATTGATGAATGACCAATCGACTTCGTCAATTAGATCGTAATCAAATTGATCCAAACGTTTAACAATTGGTTGCAAATCACGAATGATTGCTCCATAAACGCTTGTTTCATCAAAAGGCTCAACCCCTAGCCCTAAGGGAATTGGGATTGTAGCTAACTGTCTGATTATTGATGCTACATTATCATCATAATCATCCAGAATTTCAGGTCCGTAGTATCTATAAGATTCTACAGCCTTGATTGTTTCGCTAGGGGATTCTTCCCCTAACTTCTTTTGCTTAAAGATACCTCTTTCGGTAATAACCTTAGAGCATATCATAGCAACCTTTGGTGAATAGCAGCACTTTGTTGGCTGCAATTCCATACCCAGGTTGGCAAAAGTAGTTTCATACTCACGTGATAATCTTCTATCATATGAGACGAAATCGTCACCTATCACAGAGAAAGGAAGATAATCAAGATCTTTCTTTGTCATAAGCTGTAAGCCAGTGGCTTGCTCAAAGCAATAAGCTGCAACAAG